GTACGTCGTCAGGTAATAGATAAGCATTATGACTGGGGTCTTTACGTATATAAGAAATCTAATGGTAAATGGTTTACAGACGACGAAGGCTCAGTTTTAAACATCCCGTCCGACCGTGGAGATCTTACAAAAATTGCAGAATTAAAAAAGGTTGCAATGCACCACGGAGATGATGGACTTGGTAAGGCTGTATTCGTTCCAGGGCTAACTCAGGTTAGTGAAGAAGAGTATTCCGAACAAAAAGCAAGATTAAAAGAAGGATTGATTCCTTCAATGAATGACTTAGGTGCTTGGCATGCAGCACAACAGACATTAGAAAAACATGGAAGAGGGGCAATGGATGAGTGAAGAACAGTATATCCGTGCAAGTCTTAATACAGAAGAAAAAGAAGACAATATTTTTAAATCACACGATCCCTTTAATAAAAGTTGGGATGTTTTAAAAGATTACGTTGGACTTGATCAAAACTTTCGTCGTAGAACAACACGCAACTTAACAAAGTATGCTGCCCCAGAATTTAATGCTGCGTACCTAGATGCAGCAAACGCAACACCATCTGGAGTGAATGCTGGATCAAAACAAATCAATCCTGGCACGGTATATAGAAATGGCTACGGACTATTTGACGTAATCACTCCTCCATATAACATGTATGAGTTAGCCAACTTCTATGACACATCATTTGCTAATCACGCTGCTATTGATGCTAAGGTAGAAAACGTTGTAGGTTTGGGATACCGATTTGATATTTCAGATAGAACGCTGTTAAGGTTTGAAATGAATGAAGATGCAAGTGCGGTAGACCGTGCTCGTAATCGTATTGAAAGAGCCAAGATTCAACTACGTGATTGGCTAGAAAATTTAAATGATGATGATAGTTTTACAAAAACAATGGAAAAGGTTTACACAGACCTTCAGGCAACAGGTAATGGATTTATTGAAGTAGGTAGAACAACTGCTGGAGAGATTGGTTATGTTGGACATATTCCAGCAACTACCGTTCGTATACGACGCTTGCGTGATGGTTTTGTGCAGATTATTGGTCAAAAGGTGGTTTACTTCAGAAACTTTGGGGCAAAGAATGCAAACCCTATGGGAACAGATCCACGTCCCAATGAGATTATTCATTTAAAAGAATACTCACCTTTAAACACATTCTATGGTATTCCAGATATTATTGCAGCAATGCCATCCCTTATCGGAGATCAACTTGCATCTCAATATAATATTGACTACTTTGAAAACAAGGCTGTTCCAAGATACGTTGTAACCTTAAAGGGTGCAAAACTTTCAGGTGATGCTGAAGATAAAATGTTTAGATTCTTACAAACTGGACTTAAGGCTCAGTCACATAGAACTCTTTATATCCCGCTTCCTGGAGATACAGAGGGAAATAAGGTTGAGTTTAAGATGGAGCCAATTGAAAACGGTATCCAAGATGGCTCATTTAAAGAGTATCGTAAACAAAACCGTGATGATATTCTGATTGCTCATCAAGTTCCTATTTCAAAACTAGGTGGTGCAGATTCTGCAGGTATCGCAGCAGCACTTTCTCAAGACCGTACATTTAAAGAGCAGGTATCTCGTCCAGCACAAAGACATTTAGAAAAGGTTGTAAACAAGATTATCAGAGAAAAGACAGACATTCTTGAACTTAAGTTTAACGAACTAACTTTGACTGATGAAATTGCACAATCTCAAATTCTTGAAAGATATGTAAAGACTCAGGTCATGACTCCAAATGAGGCTCGTGAAGCGTTAGACTTGCCACTAAGAGCAGATGGAGATCAACCATTTGTTATGTCTCCAAGACAAGCAACTGATGCTAGAGCAAATTTGGCAGGGGATCGTCAAAGAGATTCAGAAAGAACAAATAACAATTCTGATTCACCAACTACAATATCTGGACGAAATGCACAGGGTGAAGGTAGATCGTCTCAATAATTGAGAAACTTCTTTAAAGCGGTGCTATAATTATAACGTTATGTTAACAAATAAGGCTCATTGGGAAACTAAAGGTGACAATGTTCGCCTTTCAATGCCCATCGGAAAGATAGACGTTGAACGCCGTATGGTGTCTGGTTTTGCAACCCTTGATAACGTTGACCGTCAAAATGACATTGTAACAACAGAATCTAGTATAACTGCTTTTAAAAATTTCCGTGGCAACTTACGTGAAATGCACCAACCAAGTGCTGTTGGCAAAATTGTTTCTTTTAAAGAAGACAAGTATTTTGATCCAAGTACTAAAAAGTTTTATAGCGGAGTTTATGTTTCTGCTTATGTTTCAAAAGGTGCACAGAATGCATGGGAAAAAGTTTTAGACGGAACCTACACTGGTTTTTCAATTGGTGGAAACATCAAAGAGTGGGATGACGCTTACGATGAGAAAATAGACAAAACAATTCGTGTAATTAAAACTTATGAATTGTCAGAACTTTCTCTTGTAGATAATCCAGCAAATCAATTTGCAAACATAGTTTCTATTGAAAAAATTAATGGACAAAACGTAGTTGATGGATATCTATCAAAAACAGAAATTGAAAATGTATTTTGGGATTCAGAAAACGGTATTGTTATGGTATCTGATTCTGACTCTGCAACAAGTCCAGTAAATGGTAACGTAATGCAGAATATTGGCTTTATAGAAAAAAATGATAAAGATACTGAAAAACTAATAAAATTCTTAGTTGATAGTGCTAAAGGCATTAATACAATTAAGATTACTAAGGAGGTAAATCCAATGACAGAATCAACAAACGCAGTTCTAGAAACTGCAGTTGAAAATGCAGAGGTTGCTCCAGAGGCACAAGCAGCAGAGGTAGTGGCAGAAGCAACAGCAATCGTTGCAGATGTAGCAGAAACCCCTGCAGTCGTTGAAGAGGCACCAGCAGTTGAAGAACTTGCTCTTGCTAAATCAGATGACGCTAGTGCAGAATCTTCTGTTGCAAAAGCAGCAGTTGAAGTAGAGAACGCAGTGGAAAAATCCGCTACAGATGTTAAAGAAGAAGTTGCTAAGGCAGTTTCAGAAATTAATAATTCTCTTACTAATGCCTTTGGCGATCTTGCTGCAACAATCAAATCTCTTAACGAGAAGGTAACAGCAGTAACAAAATCTCTTGAAACGGTAACATCTGATGTTAACGGAATTAAGAGCAACTTTAACGAGTTTGGCAAGCGAGTAGATCTTGTAGAACAAGATACCGCTTTCCGCAAGTCTGGCGATCTAGGCGAGATCGTACAGGAATCACCACAAGTGATTCATAAATCCCTATGGGGCGGTCGTTTCCTCACAAATGCCGACCTATTTAACTAAGGTAAAAAATCACTAGGAGGTGAAAAATAATGTCGGAACAAAACACAAACATAGAAAAAAACTATCCAGGTGCAGGAGATGGCTCAGAAATTAACTCTGCTGGCTCATTAGTATCTGGTGGTGTTGGTAGTGCAACTGGTCTGAATGCTGCAGGATCATCTGTAGGTTCACAACTTGGTAACACTGCTACTGCAGGATTCGGTGTAACAACTGGAGATAACGCAGTCAATCCAACTGGCAACGCAGGAGGTATTCTACGTCCTGAACAAGCACAACGTTTCATTGATTACGTCTGGGATGCAACTGTCCTCGCTAAAGATGGCCGTCGTGTCACCATGAGAGCAAACACCATGGAAATTGAAAAAGTCAACGTCGGAGAGCGTGTAATTCGTGCAGCATCACAAGGCTCACCAAACTACACAAACACTGGCGCTAGATTTACAAAGGTTGAACTAACAACAAAAAAGATTCGTCTTGATTGGGAAGTAGCAACTGAAGCACTTGAAGACAATATTGAAGGCGGAGCATTGGAAGATCGTCTAGTACGATTAATGACCAACGCATTCGGTAACGATATTGAAGATCTTGCTATCAACGGTGATGGAGCAACAGGAGATTTCTTGTCCATCATGTCTGGTTTCGTAAAGCAAACTCGTGGAACAGTAGGAAATGCTGCTCACGAATATGCTGCAACAGTATCAGACAACAACTTTACCACATCAGTAATGCAAGGCTTGCTATTAGCAATGCCTCGTAAGTACCGTGCACTTAAGAGCAATCTTAAGTTCTACGCAGGTACTGATGCTTTTGCTGGTATCGTTCGTAACAACGGTACATTAGCAGATGCTATCTCAGCAGCGTTCTCTGATCGCACTGGTAGCACACAGCAAAACCGTCAAGATTACATGGATGGTGCTGCACAGACATTTGGTAATGCACGTACAACTCGTGTACTAGGTGTAGATGTACTAGAAGTTCCTTACTACCCAGCAGGTTATGTTGATTTAACATTCCCTTCTAACCGTGTATGGGGCTTCCAGAGAGACATCACTGTAAACCGTGAATACAAGCCAAAGAAAGACACAATTGAATACACAGTATTCGTACGATTTGGTCTTGCTTGGGAAGAACTAGATGCAGTCGCTTATGTTGACTCAGATAGTGCTGATTCCTAAAATATAATCATCACGTACTAGGGAGGACGGCATAAAACCCGTCCTCCTTATTGTCTTTCTGATGGTATAATTACAGATGAACATGGGAGAAAAAATGAACTTAACAATGGATCAATTAAAAGATAAAACAGTTATGGCACTAAAAGCATATGCAAAGAAAAATAACATAGAATTATTTGAATCAAACACAAAACTTGAAATTTTAGAAATCTTGGCTAGTTGGATTCCGCCAGAAATAACAGAAGAAACTGCAGAAAAAGCAGGTAAAAACAAAGACTTAACAAACAAAGTAGCACTGTATTCAGATAGAAATCTTCATATGGATGCTTTGGGAGCATTAAGCGTGGGGTATAACATAGTCTCAAAGGAGGCATCGGAAAAGTGGCTTACTCACAGGTTAGTACGAATAGCACAACCTGAAGAAGTAGCATCTTATTACGCTAAAGTATAATGTCAACAATTCTCCGCCTACCCCCATATCCTTTAACTGTTAAGTATACAGTTCCAGACGCTAATGCTAAATACGTCATAGTTGTTGAAGATGTCGCAGAGCAATCAGAAACTACTTCTTATAGAACATCAAATGCCAGCAAGCAAGTTACTTATATCCTAGATGATGATTTTATTAAATATGATAAGTCATATGCTCTTACAATTTATGAAGATTTAGAAGAAAGCGGAATGGTTGTAGCAGATCGTGGAGATATAGTTGTTGAAGATAATCTAGAAGTAAAACGTCCATACGTGAGTCCTACAATTTTAGCAGCAGCAAATGACCAAACATCTGCAACAGAAATTGCTAAATACACAGAATATGAAAATTTAGCAAGAGCAATCATTGACTCTATAACTGGTGGTTTTTATTATGAGCGTGAATTTTTTGAAATTGTTGGACAAGAAGTAGACTATATTCCACTTTGGAAAAAAGTACACAAAATATTGAGGGTATACGAAAACTCAGAACTAGTTTATGACATATACAACGAAGATGGTCCAACTATAGGAGATTACACATACGTAATTACTAAAGATAAGACCGCACTCACAAAAGACCCAACAGCGTCAAGTGGTGCAATCAACAGAGCAGAACAAAGACCAGCAAGAATGCCACTTGGAACGTCAGACTCTTTTTCACTTTTTGATACAGAGGACAGTGGAAACACTATGACTGTAACTCCTGGAGTAGCATTTCCAGCAGGCATAGATCTTATATTATTGTTAGAAACTGGATACAAGGTAGTCCCTATTGATATTCAAGATGCTACAAAATTATTAGTTGAAGATATTAGATGCGGTAAATTAGATTATTACAAGAGATATATCAAGAACTACAGCACTGATCAATTTAAAATTGAATACGATAAAAGAATGATTGAGGGTACTGGAAATATTATTGTAGACAAAATTTTGTCTAAATATATTAATAATATTGTTCGTCCTGGAGTATTGTAATGGATGTATGCGAAGTCACAGACTTTATGTTTCCAATGAAGGCTGACATCTACTTCCCAATTCTTGCACAAGGTGGTTATGGCCAACCTACAAAAAACTGGGTATACGATAGAACAATTACCTGTAATGCTACATCTGTAGGTGGAGCAGGAACAGAAGATGTTAAACCAGATAAT